GTATTCCGGATCCGCCAGAATATTCGTATGCGGCTGATTCAATTCTTTCGGCATTTAGCACTATATGTCGATCCAGACGTTATGAGCAAAGCATACCGTTATCTTTAGATCAGCAGGCTATCAATGTCTATGCAGAGCATAATGATTTGCCAGTGGCTGCTCATATTTTTAATGACTGTATTTTTGCGTTGGATAATTTGTTTTTGGAGGAGTGCCATAAGAAGGCGACGCAACGAGCGACGAAGACTTAAATGCTGACGTGCGATACTTAACTGTGAACAAGCGACGGGATGTAACGCGATTGATGTAACATAATACGGTCAAGTGGTTGACATTGACTAGGCGATTCTGTATTGACAGGAATGTCATTATCAAATATTCTATCAATGTAGTCGCAGCGCGGTATAAATACACCACGCCTAGATTGAGGTACGATAAACACTGCGATAATCGTAAACGTATTGTAAATACGTTGCCTCTAGGTGCCGCACCGAATTCTAGCCTCTAAGTTTCTTAGGGGCTTTTTAATGCTTGATAATAAAATATGCGAACATTTATATACTTGGATGAAAGTGGTGATTTAGGTTGGAATATGGAAAAGCCTTATCAAAAGGGTGGTTCCAGTCGAATGCTTACGTTAGCAGCAATCTGTTTGCCTGAGAATAAGGTTAAGTATGTTCAGCGTATTGTAAGAGCATTATATGAAAAAAGAAAAAGACCTTTAAAAAATGAATTAAAATCAGTTGATTTGAATCTAAAAGATAAAGAAATATTCGTCAAATTGACTGCGAAACTTATCAAAGACCATCCAGATATACAACTTCGCTCAATTACAGCAAATAAAGAATTTGTTAATGCAAGATTCAAGAACGACCCAAATGCTTTCTATAATTATATGGTGAAACTTTTACTTCTTGGGACTATCTGCAAGCATAAATATGTAGATTTTATGCCTGACAGAAGAAGTGAGCGGGTTTCGTTGAAATGGAATATGGGTGAGTATTTAAAACAGATGGTTTTAGAGTGTGGCATTGAAAACCAAATTGTTAACCAGTCATGCAATATTATGCCAATGGATAGCTCAAAGTGCCTTGAGCTACAATTTATAGACTTCTATGCAGGTTTAGTCTGGTCGGCATATGAATTTAAAGACATGACTGCAAGAAAATTCATGGCAGAAAACCGAAATACCAACCATAAGCTTTTCTTTCCAAAAGAAGACAAAGTGGATAACATTGTTGATGAAGCTGTCTAAACCACCAGAAGATGGTTTTTTATTGCGCCATTATTAACCACTTGTTAAATTACCCTCAAATATGAGGGTGTTTTTATGTAGAGAAAAGCCCCGAAGGGCTTTTTTGTTAGAAGACTACCAACCACCAGAAATTCGCAAAGCACCAGCTAGCATTCCCGATTCCATCAATGGATGAAACCAACGGTCGCTATAATGTTGATTGCCTGTTGTGTAGCTTATGGTTTTTAAATCATCACTAATGATTTTTCTATTAAGTGGCCCTCTTAAATCCATTGCCCGAGTAAGTTTTAGAACTGCAATATTAGTTTTAAAAGCATATTCAGCTAAGTAGTGTCCTTGCTCGTTGTTAAGCATATGTACTGCTCGATAGATTCGACTAGTCGCAAAGTTTTGGGAAATAATTGCATCAATTAGGTTCTTGAGCAGCTTAAATTGATCTTCATCAAATAAAGAACCTTGTTTTTCAGCCTTGCTGTACATAGCAATTAAGTGGTGAACATACTCCACAGCCACAGGTATTACATCGTATGGAATTTCATCAATATGCTGAACATTGAAACGCTGATGAACTAATTTATAAGCATCGCTGTAATTCAAATGCTTAGTTTTAGCTACAAGAAGATTTACAGCATTGGTTAGGGGTTCACGTTCTGATTTGTGGGTTTTGGCTAAAATCTCTTTACGGACAAAATAGCAATCCTCAAGTTGCTCGAAAACTTCCCATGCTTGGTCTGTGTCTAACATCTTGGCATGACGTGCAGCACCGCGTTCTGTCCATAAGATAAGGGATCGAGTTTTATTTGAAATTGCAGGGAAATTTGCAAGTGACTTTAAGTCACCTACAAATTTTTTCAATTCTTCACCAATAATTTTGAAGAAGTGTTTACCTTCTACAAACCGCTCTTTATTTCGAGAATAGTTTTGTTTGATGTTGTCTGTATCGGTTCCATAGAAATCAGCAAGCATTGCTGTAGTAACAACTGGAACAGATTTGAAGTTAACAATTGATATTTTGGTATCGTTGATTTGTGCTATATTAGACATGTCTTAAATCTCCATTGGTTTAGACATAAACCCCTTGCCTGATTTCGACGTCTGCAAGGGGTTTTCTTTTTCATGGCTTTTAGCCTTGATGAAGTCATCTTATTTAATATCTTTTATTGTGTCAATTCTTTTTGTTGTGCTAACACAAAAAATAGTAATTATCTTTTATTGTGCTACAATATTCTAAAATTTAACTTGTGGTGCAGCAATGGAAGTAAAGAATAATGTTGCTTGTTTGCGTGAAAAAGCAGGCTTAACGGTTTATGAGCTATCAAAGCGGTGTGGTTTTGTTAGTGGTAGCAGAGTTCTATCAAACTATGTGACAAGAGCCGAGCAGGGACATTCTGTCAAGATCGATACAGCCTTACTTATATATAAAGAACTCAAAAAAGTAGGTGTATGTAAAAATTTTGAGGATGTATTTTGGCTTGACCACATGGACTAGTAGAGAATCTTCCTTTTTAAGTTCTTGATGACATTATTTTGTCCATTTGTTAAATTGTGTGAGATTAATAACAAATGGATTACATTATGAAAAAGATTTTATTAGCGGGATTTCTTGGATTGGGCTTAGCGGGGTGTGCGACAACTCCCCAACAACCCTCAGAGCCTGTAAAATTTGAAAAGGTTTATCAAATTGATGGATTAAACCAAGCACAGATTTATGATGGCGCACGTCAATGGTTTGCTACAGCTTTTCGCTCGGCAAATGCAGTAATTCAGTATGAGGATAAGACTACGGGTTCAATTATTGGCAAAGGTAATATGCCATACCGTTGTTCTGGGTTTGCTGATTGTATGACTGTTACGGCTGGTGATCGAGTGGATTTCACAGTGCGTGTAGATACAAAAGATGGGAAAATGAAAGTGAGTTACGATAATCTTACTAACTATAAACCAGCGCAGGTAATTAGTGGAGTTCGATATAATGAAACTAATAGACCTATTACTGAAGACTATCCATCAGCTAAAATAATTATGGATGAATTAAATAAATCATCCGATCAAATGGCTGAAAAGATTAAAACTCAACAAAAAATTAATGCCGATTGGTAATTAACAAGAGCACTCATACCATGAGTGCTCTTACTTTATTAAGTATTACATTGTAGTGGTTGATATGAAAAAGATTGTTTTATTGAGTTTGGTTTTTGGGATGGCCGGTTGTGCGACAACAGCTAATTTTTTTGATATTAATCCAACACCTGTTAGTAATTCAGGTTATTGGACTGGTCAATTTGATCGGTTGGTTGGGACTTTAATACTAGAAAGTGATGGGACGGGTGTAATTTGCCAAGACCACCTAGGTACAGCTAGGGTAATGTCTGTAAAATTATTAAATGATAGACTCTATTCTCAGGATGGGACTTACTGGAAAATAAGTAATTTCACTCCAACATCTCTTGAGCTTAATTATGCGCTTGGAGGAGGATATAAAATGATAAGGGACAATGGGCTTAAATTCGCTTCACCAGCATGCAAAGATAAGCTAAACACAAAGTAATAGTTGTTCGAGAGAATTAACTTGACTAAACAGAATATTAAATGTGATTGGCTGAATAGATATGATATTGGATGACTATCTGGGGCATGCCGCTAATAGCAAGAAACTCGCACAGATTGCTATTAAAGAAAGGCGTTTTGACGATGCATGGAAACATTTAAACCATCAAAAAGATTACTATTTAAAGCATGCTAGTAGGATGGGTTTTTCTAAAACAGAAACACTGGTTATAGACTCCTCACCACATGAAGATATGGCAAATGTCTTAAGACTAGAGGGCAAGCATAAGAATGCTTTAAGCAGTATATCTTACACTTATAAGGCGGCTTATACAGCTAATCGACCAATTATTACATTAGAGAAAAAATTAGAGGCTTATTACAATCGAGCCTATAAAAAACAGCCGTTTAAAAAATTTTTATCGTTACTTAAAGCCCTACCCAATAGTGACTATATCTCTGTTCGAGATTTTGTTGAAATTTACTTCCCTCTGTCTCCTAATGATGATGAAGAGGTAGTCCCAAAAGAGAGAAATTTGAGTGAACAGGAAATAAAAAAGGTAAATGATAACTTTTTGAAGCAAAAATCTACTGCTCGCAGTAAAGAGCATATAGGTGTTCCTCCACCATTGAGCAATAGGCCAGTTAAATCAATCAAACCAAGCTACCCTGAGTCTAAGTATCCCACTAAAGTTATTGAACCGCAAAAAGATAATAATTTGCTCCTTGGTTATCCAGCATCCGAATGGATAATAGGAGTGGTGGTTGGCGCAATATTGTTAATTGGGTTTATTTGGTTACTATCGTAAAAAAGCACCCTAGGGTGCTTTTTAAGACACATGACATTTAGCAATCATTTTGTTGAATTGACTTAGATTTAATAACGGTGCGTTTATGAAAAAAGTTATATTTGCTGCTTTTTTAAGTTATTTTCTAATAGTAAGCTGTCAAGTTCAAGCCAGAACTATATACACAGCTGAGTATGTTAAGATTTTTGAAAATTTGAATAGCGACAAAAAACAGCTCTTCAATCAATCAAAAAAGTGGATAGCTAATAACTTTAATTCGGCTCAAGATGTAATACAGTATCAAAGCTTAGAAGAAGGTCAATTAATAATTAGAGGTATTGCTTCTCCTTTGTGCGATTTAACAGTTAGCAAAATGCAATGTAATGGGTACTCACAAGCCAAAATATCTTTTAATTTGGCAATAGATCTGAAGGATAAAAGAGCGCGTCTCAAATTCAATAATTATGGTTATGCAAAATTTGGAAACACACCAATTGATGATCCTATTACTTATAAGCTAATGCTTGGTAGATTTGATGCGTTATCTAGTGATTTTGAAAAAACTCTAAATGCAAGTATTGACAATGACAAGTGGTAGATTGAAAAATAAAGACTCAAATATTCACGTTAAAAAAGCACCCTAGGGTGCTTTTTTCATGCGATCAACAATCTTGTTGGCTATTTTTTCAATTACATCATCGGTAATAGTTGCTGATTCTCTGACCAAATCAAAATGTTTAGTTGGCTCTAAGCCTTTAGTCATCAATGTAATCATTGCTGTGTTTAAGGAAATATTTTTATTCTCGGCATAATTAGTTAAATCATCATAAAGTTCTTGTGGCATACGCACTTGAGTTCGCTTCCAGTCATCTTGCGAGACAATTCTGCCAGTCTTTGGATCTGCCATTTTGTGTTAACCTAAAAATGTATTTGACAAGATAATAACACTATGGAATACTGATTTCAATGGCAAGATAATAGTGTCATTAAAAGAAACCCCTTGCGACTCTCACATCAAACAAGGGGCTCTATCTAATCTCTAAGAGGAAATCAGATATGGTTAGTTTAACACAAATAAATAATACGCAAGTATCTGTTATAAATTTCAAATCTATTCCAGTTGTAACGACTGAAATGCTTGCAGGTTTTTATGGTACTGAGTCAGTGCGTATCCGTCAGAATCATAATGAAAATAAACAACGATTTATTGAGGGTAAGCATTTTTTTAAAATTGTTGGTCAAGAATTAAAAGATTTTGTGAGTAGTTTAAAACTACTTGCAAACTCCCCAACAATTTCAAATAAGGTTCGGTCCCTAATTCTTTGGACAGAACGTGGTGCAGCACGCCATGCCAAGATGCTCGATACAGATCAAGCATGGGAAGTATTTGAGCAACTGGAAGATTGCTATTTTGTTCGAAAGGAAATTTTAGCCAAAACCCATAAATCTGAACGCACACCATTACATGATGCTCATGCTTTACTTGTGGCTAAGACTAAACACCTAAATTCGAGTGATGCATGGAAAATTATTAATCAACGTTTTGGGACAAATCATATTGATGAAATCCCATATGACATGATTCCTGTAGCGGTTGAGTATGTTCATCATTTGATTGCTATGTACAGTAGCGCAGAGAAGAAAGGGCAAGGTTCATTGTTTGATGAAGATCAATTCAAACTCCTCAAGAGCCTGATTGATGCAATTATTACCCAAAACTTTGTTACCAGTCGAATCTATCGAGCAGTACATATGCTTGATAACGAGCAAGGACACTACTTAGCTGAATATGCTTTTAAAACTAATATTGCAGTTCTAAAACTTACTCGGGCAATGGATTTAAGAGGACCTCTTAATAGAAAAATCATTAGTGATGACTTAAAAACTATAAGCTATACAACAGGCAATCAACATTATAGCGACCGTTGGTTTCATCCATTGATGGAAGCGGGAATGCTAGCTGGTGCTTTGCGAATTTCTGGTGGTTGGTAGTCTGATTCGTCACTAATAAAATCAACTTAACAAAACCCACTCATCGAGTGGGTTTTTTGTTGCCGATTATTCATCCATTCTCTGTTGACACCATACACCTTGTGAATCTTTTCATCCCCCTTGACAAGATTTACTATTTTTTTAGCGAAGCCGACCTTAACAAAGTCGGCTTTTTTAGTGCCTGAGAAGTTATAGAGCAAAAAAATTGATGTTTTTTAGGTGCAGCACAATTTTGCTTTACCACTGGCTAGGGTAGCTCCCGAAAGGAAGATGGTCGTTTTGACTGTTCATACTTCTTCCCGCCAGTGTCTTTTTATTATGAGCAGTCGGAGTTCATATTATGAATATGATGTCAGTATTAAACTTAAGAGCTGTTGTTACACAGGAAAACGGCGAAGTTAAAACTACCAGTTACGCCGTGGCAGAAGCGTTTGATAAATTGCATAAGAATGTTATTAGGGACATTGAAAAATTACGCTGTTCTGAAAGTTTTAGAAAACTCAATTTTGAGCTTTGCTATGAAAACAATGAGTTACAGAACGGTAAGCCACGAAAGTTTTATCGTATGACTAAAGATGGCTGGATGTTTTTGGTTATGGGTTTTACTGGTGAAAAGGCAGATTTGATCAAAGAGCAATTCATTGAGGCCTTTAATTGGATGGCGCAGCAGCTCACTCAAACTTTTCAATCCAAGTGGGCTAGATACAATCAAATGTGTCTCGAATATAAAACTAGAAAAGAACAGGTGAGCTGTTCAGCACGCAATATGCGCTATTGGCAGGATGATAAGCCAGTATTCGAAAATGAGTTGAATAAACTGGAAAACGAGTTATCACCACAACTAAAGCTGGTTTGAATTTAACCCTATTAGATTTGAAATCCGAAAGGGCAAGCCGTTGCAACGCTTATTTGAATAATGAGCTAAATCATGAAACCAGTAAAACCTATGGGGGTGGATTTTAAATCCAGCCCTTTTTTATTGCCGAAATTTTGGAAGTAAATATGATAGATAAATCTAAATGGTTTGTTTTTAAGAAAAATGATCAAGCTTTTGGATGTTTCAGGATTAAGCCTTTTTCTGATCCTGAATTTGATAAGGCCTATAAAATGCTTTGTACCAAAAAAAGTATTTTTAGAATGAGTGCCATGCTATCAGCCCAAGAGTTTGCAAAAATTATCGCAAATCATCTTATACAGGATTGGGAAAATATTGAACTTTCAAAAACAGGAATAGCTGGTGAAAAAGAAACGCGTTATTCGCCAAAATCAGCTTATCAATTATTAATGTATGGAGATCTAGGGGCTGAAATAACTTCATGGATCTTGGAAAAGTCAAAAAGTATTGCCTAGTTAAGTCTCGATTTATTGCCGCCGTTTATGGCGGTTTTTTATTACCTAGAGGAAAGTCAAATGGCTCAAGAAGCTCGCTTAGTAATTGTTATTGATTCGGAACGTGCGAAACGCACTGCACAAGACTTATCAGTTGAATTGGATAGCATCACCAAAAAAGGGGATTTCGCCTCGAAATCTATGGACCGGATGTCTGTAGCAACTCGTGCACTAGCAGGGTATATGGCTGGTTTATTAACAGTAGGTTCAGCCATTTCAAAGATGGATACATATACTGGACTACAAAACCGCCTTAAGTTGGTCACTAATAATCAAGTTGAACTAAATAAAGCTACGGAAGACACTTTCCGAATTGCTCAAAAAACCTATTCAGCATGGGATTCTGTTCTACAGGTCTACCAGCGTTTTAGTGATAATGCCAAAACTTTAAACCTCACAATGGATGACACAGCACGTTTAACTGAAACAGTTTCTAAAGCTGTAGCAATTAGTGGTGCAAGTGCAGAAGCTGCTGATGCAGCTTTAGTTCAATTCGGACAAGCGTTAGCAAGCGGCACATTACGTGGTGAAGAGCTTAATTCTGTAATGGAGCAAACACCAGCTTTAGCAAAAGCTATTGCTAAAGGTATGGGTATTACTGTAGGTGAATTACGTTCAGTAGCTGCTGAAGGAAAAATCACTTCACAGGAAATCGTTAAAGCACTTAAAAATGTCCAAGATGAAGTTGATGCTCTTTTTGCTAAAACTGATATAACAATCGGGCAGTCTCTCACACTCCTAAACAATGAAATTACTAAATTTGTAGGAGAGGCTGGTAAAGGAAGTGGAGCAGCACAGGCTTTATCAGGATCGATTCAGTTACTAGCAAATAATTTGAATTTAATTGCAGACAGTGCATTTGCCATAGGTATTGGCTTAATGACAAAAGCCGTTTTAACAAAAACGGTTGCTGTACAAGCGAGTATTGCTGCGTCAACCAAACAAGTGTTTGCCACAATTGCTGAACGTAATGCAAATATTGCAGCAGCAAAAGCTGAAGTGGAATCTGCGCTTGCCGAAGCACAAAGTACGCAGGTGACACTAACGAACATCAAAGCTACTCATGCTCAGATCATGGCAGAAATAGAACTCGAAAAAGTTCGTTTAAAAGCCCAAATCACTGAACAAGGTCGCACGGCTACCATCACACGAATGGCTCAGCTAGGACGATTACAAGCTCAAGTTGCGTTAGAGGTTGCTGCTGCGGAAACAGCACAGTCTGCAGCTTCATCTAGATTATCAGCAGCCTTAACAGCGCAATCTGTTGCTACTAGCCGTTTAGCTTTAGCAAAGTCAGCGCTTATGGCGATTTTTAGCCCAATGGGTTTAGCAATTGCAGCAACAGCCGCATCTTTCTATTTACTAAGCAGCAGTTCGGATGAAGTCAAAGAGTCTCTTGCAACACAATCTGACTCGGTTAGTGATTTAACAGATAAGTACATAAAGTTAAATACTGTGCAAGCATTAACAGAGGGTGTGCGGTTACGCAAAGAGATTGAGCAGCAAAATGATGCAATTGATGATGCTAGTGGAGCTATCAAACGTTTTGCTTATATCCAAAAGGAATTATTTAAATTATCTGGCAGTGATTATGAAGATTATCAAAATGCCATTAAGTCTATTGCTACAGGTGCAAGCGATGCAGGTGATCTCTTAAAAAAGATGATTTCATCTGGTCGTTTTAGTCAGAATCAAATTGATAAACTCATTGAGTTCTCTAGTGCAGTAGCAGAATCAAAAAATAAGATTGAGCAAGGTAATACTGCTCTAAAACTCTTAAATGCTACTTCTAGACAACATGTTGAGGTAACGGCCGAATCAATTAAGCAATTAACAATTCAAACAAACTTAACAAAAGTCGCTACTCAAAATTTCACTGACATGAAAACACAAATGCTTGATTCATTACGAGCACAAGTGGAATTCATTCGGTTAAATGGTGGTAGCGAAGAACAAGTTAAATCGTTGAATAAGGTAATTCAGGCATATTCTTTAAATCAAATTTCAGCAACTGATGCTGTGAGTAAGTTAAATAGTACAGCCAAAATTCCTGCTGAAAATATCAAGGGGTTACAGGATCATGCTACTAAAACGGATCAGTCTAAAATTGCGTTGAATCAGGCTAATGCAGAGCTAAAGAAACAGAATGACTTGCGTAATGAGTATCTAAAGCAACATCAAACTGTACTTGCTGCTCAACAAGGAGAAACAAATGAATTAAACAACCAAGTCGCTGCTCAAGAAAAGTTAAATAAGTTACGAGACAACGCCAACAAAGATATTCTGAAAAATGATTTTCTTATAAAAAACACTAAGGCATTTGGTGGTGGCGAAAAGGGTCTTGATAAGGCGCGTGCGGCATCAGAGTTTTATACCGACAATAAAATTCCGATGACTAGAAGTTTAACTAGTCAGGAAGCTGCAATTTTTGAGGCTTGGTATAAGAAGCAGAAGGAAGCCAAGGACTTACAAGAAAGTATTACCGAATCTAGCAGAAAGCAAACCAAGGAAAGTGAGAAAAAACTTAAAATCACACAAGCTGAATTGGAAGTAGCCAAGCGATCTGCTGCTTTAATTGAATCGAGTGGTTTAGGTAAATATGCTGAAAGCAAAGGGATACCATCAAGTGTAATTGCAGGCTTATTGGCTCAAGAATCTCAAGGTATTCGAGAAGCTAAGAGTCATACTGGTGCAATAGGATATTTTCAAACAACCAGTGGTTATCGTAAACAGAACAATATGTCTGTTGCTGATAGTTATGACTTGGAAAAGTCGGGCAAAATTGTAATTGATAATATCGCCAAGGTTTATGAAAAAACAGGTGACTTGGCTCAGGCAATACTTTCCCATAATGCAGGTGAGGGTGGAGCAAGACAGTTTACTAAAACTGGCAAGGTTAAAGGCAGTGCAGAGCGAAATAAGGAGGTTTCGCAGTATGTAGCTAAGGTTTCAAGGTATTCCGATATCATTGCTGGTGGTGTTGGCAAAGGCGGTTTATCCGATGGTGATAGCGATAGAGCCTATGGAAAGCAAATCAAGGCACGTTTAGAGTTAGTTAAGCAAGGTCTAAACCTTCAAGAGCAATATGAGGAGGAGCAAGCGAAGCGAACCAAGGCTCGTAACGAAGAAATTAACCTTGCGCAACAAACGGGTCAAACAGCCTTAATTCCTAAAATCAAAGAGCGATATAAAGCTCAAGATGAACTCGCCAAACTTCAGCAAGATTTTGAAGTGAATGGTTATAAGTGGACTGAGAAGCAAAAGCTTGAGTACACATATGAAACCAATTCTTTGCGATTAGTTGCTGAGGGTAAACTCTCTGAAGATCAAAGAAAGGTTGCTTTAGGTGGCCTGGAATTGCAAAAACAGCAAGAGTTAGGATTACTAAAACTTGCTCAAGAGCAACGTTTGTTTCAGGCTGAGCAATTCATGCTGGGAGAAATGGAGCGTATCAAAAAACGTTATGCTCTTGAGTATGATGAAATATCAAAAATCACTGATCTTGAAGAGCGTAGAAGGAAGATGAGTGCATTTCAGGCTGATTTTATTCGTAATGGTGTGGGGAATCCAACAATTGATCAGTATGATACCTCTAGTCAGTTTCTTAAATCGACAAACTACACCAAGCCCAAGCAAACCAATATGCAAGTATTGGATGAAGATTACGCTCAAACTTATCAAAAGTTGAAAGATAATCTTGCAGCTGTTTTGGAGTCTGAAAAAGCTAGTTATCAGGAACGATTGGAGGCGGAGCGCGTATTCAAAGAAGCAAGACAGCAAATGGATAATGAGTACCACCTGAAGGCGATTGATGCAAGAAAAGCAGATCACGACAGTCAATTGCAATTATACAGTCAGATGATTTCATCTGCTTCAAGCACATGGGGAGGTTTAACTCAAATTGTTAAGGATGCGCGTGGTGAAAATTCACGCTCTTTCAAGGCAATGTTTATAGCTCAACAATCCTTTGCTATTGCTTCTGCGATTATCTCTGCTCATTTGGCAGCTACACAAGTAGCTGCTGATGCAACGATCCCATTTTTTGGGGCAAAAATTGCGGCTTCAACCGCCATGCTTGCTATGGGATATGCAAATGCTGGTTTGATTGCTGGGCAAACAATAGCTGGATTCTCAGATGGTGGTTTTACCGGATCTGGTGGGAAATATCAGCCTGCTGGTATTGTCCATAAAGGCGAGATTGTATGGTCCCAAGAAGACATTAAAAGATGGGGGGGAGTTGGTTTAGTTGAGAAAATGCGTAAGAGTGCAAACCCTGAAGCTTTTCTCAATAACAATGCCTCGGCTGATAGTGTCATGCGCCGTGCAATGATGAGCTCTAGTGCCTTTATAGAAAGCCAAAAGCAAGCTGACATCTTTAATCAACCGGTTCAAGATACTCAGATTATTTATAAAGGTAATGGTAGCGTACCTACTGCAGCATCTTCGGCAAGTTCTGACCTATTCCATGATGGCAAGGTCTACTTCTCATCCAATGGCTTAGTTCAGGATCGTTCAAATCTGGATGATGTTCAGGATTTTACTTTAGGACGTACTTCACGTCCTAAAGCTGAGATTATGCCTTCAATTGAGCGTGCTTCACCGACAGTCAATTTCAAAATTGAAGTGATTAATCAGGTAAGTGGAGCAACTGTTGAAGCTGAGCAACTGGATGAGCAAACTGTCCGGATCATTGTTAAAGATGAACTGGATAAGCAGCTTCCAAGAACGGTACCGAAGCTTGTTAGTGATCAAATCGGTAATCCAAACTCAACTATTAGTCGGTCTTTGACTGAGAATACGACAGCAAGACGGAATCGATAGTTTTAAAGTTACAGGTATAAGGAGAGTAATGTTAATGGAGTGTAAGTAAAACCGTTTAAAGATGCCGGTATAAGAGAGAAGAGCTGTTGACAGTGTCAACTCCTAGTCTCTTCTAAAGCCTATTGACAGCCAATATTATGAAAGGACCACCTTCGGGTGGTTTTTTTATGCCTATGTTTTCCATAGTAGGAAAAATGAATAAATGACATTTTTTTGAAATGAAACAATAAGGGCACTTAAAAAAGCAAAAACCCCAGTGTTGGCGCACTGAGGTTTTCAATTCAACTCAACCGAGCAAAGTTAAGGAGAAGTATTACTATGCCTGAAATTATAGCAGTGATTTTAAAATATGTAGAGGCAACTATGGAAAAATATGGTTTTGTAAAAGTAACAGGATCTATCTTATTGGGAATTTTTCTTTGGCAGTTTTCGAACATTATTAATGCTTTTGCAAAGTTGATAGAGGTAGTTCGATGAATGATAAATATACTTGGTGGGATGTAGGTAAATCAGTATTAATGATCTCCATCCCCATCTTAATATGGAAGTTAGATACCATAATACTAGCGTTAAAATCATAGAAACCGACCTAATTAAAGGTCGGTTTTTTATTGCCTGAAGGAAAGTTATGTACAAGTTAAAGCTAAATCCTCAGACCAGCGGCTATGGCGTAACACCGGGTGATGATGTGAAACGTCAGCAGATGGATGGCGGTCGTGGTCGCTATTACATCGATGTAAAACGTAATAGTCATATTGTCGATGTGAACTGGAATTTAAGTAAATCCGATTTTAATAAAATGATGGCTTTCTGGCGGGTCTACCAGAATAAGCCAGCCTCATTCTATGCGGATCTGGTCATTGATCAGGGAACACGTCAGCAATATCTATGCAATTTCATTCCAAACTCGTTCAAGACCAATGAAGTGAATGGCAACCTTTACCGGGTAAATGCACAGCTCGAAGTTGTTCAAAACCAGCCTAACCTTACTGCCGATATCGCTTTGATTAAGGATTGGGAGGTCTAATGGATAACGAATATGCCAAATTCTTTTTCAATCGGAAAGTTGATGTCTATCAATTGGAGTGTATTGAGCTTTCTCATCCTTCTTTTATGAATACATACCGAATAGTCCGTAATGATGACCGAGGTGTTTATGTTCAACATAAGGAGGGATCCGGTCAGGTCTATTATGAATTTTTGCCAGCATCTATTCAAAGATCCGGAATGCTGGGTGATCTGGACCAGACATTAACAGTCTCTATATCTGGTTTAGGTGATGTAATGCCGGATGAGTTTGAACGGGTAATCGAAGGCCAATATCCCGATGTAAAGCCAACAGTAAATTACCGGATTTACAGTTCAGACAATCTGAATTCTCCAATGTTTTATTTACTCGGACTGCAACTCTCCAGTGTTGCAATGAACCATAAAGCTGTGACATTCAAGGCTGAATCACCAAGATTAAATACTGCGAAGACTGGAGATATCTTTTCGCTTGATCGTTTTAGTGGTTTGAAGGGGGCTATATGAAGAGTCACGATCATTTGCTTGATAGACAATATGACGAGGAAAACTACAACTGTGTTCATTTTGCTCATGAAGCTGCATTGGATCTATATGGAATAGACCGGGTGGAAGCACTTGAATTTTTTATGAAGCCTATTAAAGAAAAGGTATTTCTACCATCAAGGTTAAAACTTTTAAATCCACTGCCCATGCCCAAGGAAGGCTGCATAGTCGCCTTTCACTCGAGATACCGAAACAAGCCCCCACATGTGGGGCTTTTTCGTTTGGGGCGTATTTTGCATTTGCAGGAATCAGGCGTTTCATGGATGCCAATTCAAGTCGTTCAAGCATTTGGATTTAATCGTGTGAGTTTCTATGATTAAGATTATTTATAAACAAGACCCTTTATCCGAAGACAAAACAATTGAACACGCCGAAACTTTGGGTCAATGGCTTACTTCAAAATATGATTATATGCCTGAACATGTCCGTATTTTCCATACAACAAGTAATATGGATCATGCCGAAATTTCATTTGCGAATGAAGTCACACCGAAGAATGCATATGAATTAAAGCAGCTCGATTTCTTGCCAGGCACTTTCATTGTAATTGAGAATCCCAAGGGTATAGACCCCATAACTCTAGCTTGGATAGCGGTTGCTTCTATAGTTATGGGTGTGGCTGTTGCATTATTAATGCCTGTGCCCTCAATTACCCAAACCAACCAGAATAACAATCAATCCTCGTCTGCAAATAACGAATTATCAAACCGTGAAAATAAAACTCGCGTAAATGGTCGTATCGCAGATATTTATGGTGCCGCTCACGATACCCCTGATCTGATTACTGTGCCTTACAAGGTATATGAAAACAATGTCGAAGTAGAGCATGTAGTGGGCTGTATTGGGCGTGGACACTATAAAATCAATGGAGCTTATGACGGTGAAACCAATATTGTCGATATTGCCGGCGCATCGGTAGAAGTCTTTCGACCAGGTGTAGATATTGTTTCAGGTGAGCCATATTTTTCGCTTGGTACCGAAATTACCACGCCGCCACTAACGGTTCAGCATCAAACTTCTGTTAATGGCCAAGTTCTCCGTCCAGCAGATACACAGTCTTTAGAAGGTACGAACTACCTTCATTTTGCATATCCAAACGAGATCCTTCGGGCATCTGCAAACAATACGGATTTAACCACTAAGTTTGTAAGTAATGACCGCGTAGAAATCACCAATGCCTCATTCACGTTTAACGGCCAGACTTATGATTTAAACGGCACTTACAGCGTTCTATCGGTAGCAGATGATCGAATGACGTTATCAAATCCGGCGGCCGTTAATGCTAACTGGTTAAAGCTTAAAGAGTTAAATAACCAACAAACTGCAGCTTTGTCACCAAAGATCAGTTCAATAGGTGAAAAATGGATTGGTCCATTCATTCTGGACAATGTTGAACGTAGCCGGGTGCTGTGTAATTTTGTGGCCACAAATGGACTTTATACCGTTTCTTCAGGTGGGAATCAGGCCGCTGTTAACGTCACGATTGAAGTTGAAGTAACACCGGTAAATGAATCTGGTGCAGCGATTGGTAATCCGATGCTGAAGCAGATCATTTTGAAAGGTTCGGCAAAGTCGCGTCAAACCGTTGGCGCAACGCTGGATATGGTGACATTTCAAGGTCGCTGTAGTGTCCGTGCACGTCGTTTAACACCAACACCGGCGGTTACAACGGTAGTAGATGAAGTAAAGTGGCAGGCGCTTTATGGTGCTTATCCTTTGCAAAGCACAGTGTATGAACATGAAACGGTTTTTCGTGCGCGCACTTATGCAACCACTGGAGCTTTATCTGTTAAGTCCCGCAAGATCAATTTTGATCTTCAGCGGATGTTACCGACTTTTAAAAACGGCGCAATGACGACAGAGCTATTTCCAACATCAAGCTTTGCTGATGCATTGGTTTCAATGGCACTGGATGACAAGATAGGCCGCCGTACGATCGACGAAATAGATCTGGAAAATATCTATCGGACTTATAACGATGTAGTTGATTATTTTGGTACACCACTTGCGGCTGAGTTCTGTACTACGATTGATGATACAAACCTGTCTTTTGAAGAGCTGGTCACCAATCTTTGTGATGCCGTGTTTTGTACTGCATATCGTCAAAATAATAAGCTCAAGCTTTATTTTGAACGTCCAACTGATAACTCGGTAATGCTATTTAACTTCAGGAATATTATTCCTGATAGTTACAAGCATGATCTTACCTTTGGCGTGATGGATGACTACGATGGACTGATCTATGAATACACGGATCCGGCCGACGATAGTCGTATCAATATCTATCTACCGGATAAAGGGGCCAAGAACCCCAAAGAGGTGAAATCTGTAGGTGTGCGTAACAAGTGGCAAGCTCATTTTAATGCGTACCGGCTTTGGAACAAGCTTCGCTTCCAGCGCAAATCCATTACCTTTGATGCGGCACCTGAGTCAGAATTACTGGTTTTACGTGACCGGATCGCTGTAGCTGATTATCGCAATGGTATTCATCAAAGCGGTGAGGTGGTACAGCAAGAAGGTTTAATTCTCACCCTAAGCCATGATGTCGATTTCATTGCAGGCAAGAGTTATGTGATTTATTTGCAAATGGGGGATGGTACCGTGGACCTGATTCCCGTTACGCCGGGTTCAGCCAAGAACAAAGTAGTTTTAGGGCGTTTACCGAACGGGGCCTTAAAGCTTAGTCCCGATGACTTTGTGAATACTATCTACACCGTAGTTAATGACGATACCAAAGGCTCACTGCCTTATCTGGTTGCAAAAAGAGAACCGGCTGACCAGTTCTCTAATACCATTACTGCAATTAATTACGATGAACGTTATTACCTCAATGACAAGGACTTTATTGATGTGCCGGTTGATGATTCACCGATTTACATTCGATATGACCAGCTGGATATTAATCTGGCACGTTTATATCAGATGCAAAGAGGGGATTTGCCAACGACTGGAGAAATCAGTTTTGTAGTTGAAGCAGGTGCACTAGTTTCAAGTTCAAGTTCTTATCGACCGGAAACCAGATTTGTCTATAAATTCGACTATAACTCTAGTCCTGCAAAACGAGAGTATATCGTTCCAGCTGCATCAGAATTACCTGCTATTGATACTGGTGAGTTCCCACCTGATCTCGTGGTAAATTTGACTATTAAAGGTGCTGTTGTTGGACGTGGTGGAGATGGCGGGTTGCCACATTTGGCATTTGGTGCATGGTCTACCGATCCGGATTATAACTTTACTAAAACCCGCCGTGACGGTTTTCAGGGAGCACCCGGTTTATTAAACCGGCACAGTAAACTAAACCTGATTATTGATGGTGGAACTCTGGCTCGAGGCGGCTCAGGTGGTGGAGCAACACCAAGCGGTATTTACACTGGGTTGTCTTATGGTGTTCAAGGTATTCCGGGTGGAGCTGGTGCACCATTTGGACGGGTCATGACAGGCCAGCCAATTTCAAGCGACTCACAAGATTGGCGCTGGTATTTTGGAAGTTACTTCAATGTCTTAAAAATTACTGATGCCGAAGCTTCGGTACCCGGAAAAGGCTACCGAACCCAAAATGACCGTTATGGATCCCCATTATCAGGTGATGGCGGAAACTGGGGCGAACGTGGTACCAAGTCTACTAATGATGGAACATGGAACTGGAAATACCATGGCACAACTGAAGGTCAGCCGGGGCCAGGTGGACCTGCAATTGTGGGAGTTGCACCACTGACAACTCAATTGATTAATGGAGGGAAAATCTTACAAACCCTTTAAACCTTATAAGAACTTTGAGCACCCAATTCGGGTGCTTTTTTATTACCTAAATTTTCTGGAGAAATTAATGGAACCAGTTTCCACTAGCGGTTTTACAGCACTTTTAAAATTATATGGGATTGCAATCATGGTGACTTTAGCAGTCGGTTTGGTTGCAGCAGTTGTATTAATGACTCGTATGCCACGCTCACCACAAGAGTGGGCAGTTGGTTTGATCTGTACGGTTGTATCAAGTTTGGCTGGCGGCTCATTCATTATTGTGAAGTGGGGACTTCATGAATGGGTTACTGATGTATGGGGGATGATTGCTCTAGGTGGGTTCTTCTTTGTTTGTGGTTTACCCGGTTGGGCTTTAGTCCGTTGGATTTTTAATTTTATAGATAAACAGGAAGGTAAAACGATCGTTGAAGTGATCAAAGAGTTTAAGAAAGCCAGAAAAGACATTGAAAACAGCTAATGCCGCCTTCGGGCGGTTTTTTACATCTGAAGGAAACCGAAATGAACATTGAACAATATCTGGACGAGTTAATTAAGCGTGAGGGCGGGTACGTAAACAACCCAGCAGATCGAGGCGGTGAAACAAAGTACGGTATTACTGAAGCAGTAGCACGTACTAACGGCTTTAAGGGCAACATGAAAGATTTACCGCTTGATGTGGCCAAAGCCATTTATAAAAAGCAGTATTGGACAGATCCGCGATTTGATCAAGTGAATGTAATTAGCTCGTTAGTTGCTGAAGAGCTTTTAGATACTGGGGTAAATTGCGGTACCGGATTTGCAAAACCACTCTTACAGCGTGCTTTAAATTTGCTGAATAACCAAGGTAAAGCAGGTTGGCCAGATTTAACAGTTGACGGAATTTATGGTCCAGCAACTCTTAATGCACTCAAAACTTATCTGGCCAAGCGTGGAAAAGACGGCGAAAAAGTCCTGGTGCGTGTTCTTAATATCATGCAAGGGCAACGTTACATTGAAATCTGTGAACGCAATCCTAGCCAGGAACAGTTTTTCTATGGTTGGATCGCCAATCGAGTTGTTATATGAAAGTCTTTCATTGCAGACGATCAAAGATAGCTTTAACAATTACATTGCTGTGCATTCTATTTTCAGGATGCACAGCTCATACGATCAATAGCAATGTCAATGTCTCAATTTGCGCTAGAGCATTATAAAAAAAAGCCCTGAATGATCAGGGCTATTTAATAAACTTCAATTCACATACTTCTACAAAGCTCTAGTAGTCTTATGTTTGTTATTGTATAGCTTGATAATCCTCTATCTTTCATCCTAGGGTTGTGCACATACTTCTATCCTTAAATTGTGTAATGAAATTTCTTCTGTTGTAGTTGAGAAGCTTTTCAATCTGTTAAAAGAATCCAAAAAGCATCAAATGAATAAAGAAACTACTTATTTAACTTGAATCATCATTTTCTGTTTACTAATAAATGAAAGTGCTTGGATGTATAGGGATTGTTTTTTTAATGTTATGTTATAATATAACCTTTTCTTAAAAAAGGGGGGGATTATGAAACCTTTGGCAGCTTTACCGTTAATTTTTATAGCAATTCAGCAAGTGCAAGCTGAGGAGAGAATTGCAATTTTAAAGCCTCTTGTTTTTAAGGCAAATGCATTAAAGGAAAAAAATTATGTGGTGGACAAAGAAAAAGTAGAAAGTTCCAATACAATAGGTGATGCTCTTAAAAATATAACAGGTATACAAAGTACTTCATTTGGACCCAATGCAGGTGCACCAGTTATACGTAGTTTGAGTGGAAATCGGGTTGGAGTAATTGAAAATGGAGAATTTATTAATGGAATGAATGCATTTAGTGGAAATATTAATATACCATTCGATCCAATTTTTATAGAAAAAGTGATAGTGAACAAAAATACAGATAATATTCGTTATGGCGGAAATGCAATAGGCGGGAGTGTTCAAATAGAATCGGGTTTAATTCCTAAAAAAATTGAAGAAAAGCCAAACAAATTAGATATTGTCTTTCGGAAAGGATTTAATGATTTTGATGTAAAGGGGTTCAATTTTAACATCAATGATCAAAAAAACTGGTCTACAAATATAAGATATTCAGAATATGAAATTTCTTCTTATAAAATTCCAGGAAATAGTAAAGCCAAATTATGTGAAGACCAGATTTTTTCAAATTCAGGTGGGATCAATAGTGCATTAGCAGCTTCCTGTCAAAAAGATAGTAGAGTCCAACATATTTATAACAAGTCGTCACAACCATACATAGATAAATTTATGACTGAGAATCCTGATTGGGCAGATGGCGATTTTTCTTTTTATACAGATAAGCCCACATCTATATGGGGAGGAAAAACATATATAAATCCAAAAAATCCAGAGTACATACCTAATACTCCGCAAAATACAATAAAAAAGATCAATACGGATGTTACACCAAATTATTTTAAAAAATTAGGTAACAGTTATGCTCAGAATGAGAATATTGGGTTTGGAACAACATACTTTTTTGATAAAGGTTTCATTGGATTGAGTGCAGATAAGAAAAAAAGTGAATATGGTGTACCAGGATTTTCATTACAAAATCAATCTTTTGCTGATTCTTATGAAACATTACCGGTTGGTGTGAAAATAGATCAAAATCGTTTTGTATTAAATTCCAATTTTATCCAACCAATTTCCTCTGCAGAAGAGATAAGTTTGAATTTTCAACAGCTTTCTAATAAATCTGGAGAATATGTTGGTACTGCAAAAGCTAATGAGTATAAAATTGATAATCAATTAATTGAATTAATAATGAAACAGTCATCCTTTAAGGGATTAGATGGGATACTTGGTTTTAGCCTTAAAAATAGGAATATCGAAGGAAGTGGTACTCAGCGCTATTTACCTAATGTAAGTACTATTAGTAAAGCTATATTCTTACAAGAAGAATTAAATATCAAACAATTTACTTTAAATACGGGCTATCGTTTTGAAAGAATTGAACATGAGCTTCAAGATAATGATTTTAAACTAGCAAGAAATGCTAGTAATTCAAGAATAGAAAATAGAAAATATAATTTAAACCAATATTTTATCGGAGGAGAATATAAGGTTAATAATTTTATAAATTTAAAAGTTGATTATGGTATTTCAGAAAGAGCACCTGAAGTGAATGAGCTCTATTCAAGTAATGTTCACTATTCTGTTATGGCACAAGAAGAAGGCGACCAGAATCTCAAACCAGAAAAATCTAAAAGTTTAGAGTTAGGTATGTTTTTGAATTGGAATAATTGGGTCATGCAACTTGTTGGGTATCAAATGGATTTTGAAAATTATATGTATTTATCTCATTCAGGTGTTGCTGTGCAAAATCGATTACCTTTAAAATACTGGAAACAGACAGACACTGACGTCAAAGGGTTTGAAATTGATTTAATTTATGATTTTAATCTAGCTCATATTGGGAATATTAAACTAGGTGGTTTAGCTGATTTTGTTAAAAATAAGGCTGTTAATCCTACAGATATAAGGTTAGCTAATGATGGAGTTTACCTACCAAATATGCCTACTAATCGTTATGGCATGTTTCTTGAGTGGAGAAATGATTCTTGGAAAGGTAAAATTTCAAGTATTTACTACGATGAGCCAAGATATCTAGGTAAGAATGTAATACAGGAAGTTCCTTTATCTGGTTACAACTTACTTGAATTTAAGATAGATAAAAAATTAAAGATTAAAAATGCTTCATTTGATATATTTTTAAATGGTACAAATCTGCTGAACGAAGAGGCTAGACCACAAAACTCTCCTCTAAAATATATTGCCCCTCTACCAGGGCGAGCATTTCAACTGGGGATAACTATGCATATTTAGGTTGCTAAAGATATAAAGTTAGTTCTTATCTCCTGTCTTCAAATTTAGTAATAAAAATATAGTCTTAAAGCCGAATAATTAATCGGTTTTAAGATTTTAAAATAATCAATTATAAAGTTTAAAATTTTTTATTTATAAAATGTGTTCAAATAATGAACTGATTTTTTAGCTCAAGGAGCCATCGTCATATAAATAAAGAATATTACAAAGGTTCTTTTTTAATTTTTCTTTAAGGTATGGTATCTAATCTTAGCATTTTTTATATTTAATGGTTTTTAAAAATGGCACTTAATGTTTTTAAATTCAAAAAAATATGCAAGGATGTTACACTATTAAATTTTAATTTGCTTTTATCTATCTGGCTAGGTTTATTTCTGAATATAGGTTTTTTTAAAAAAATCCATAAACTTACACCTTATAATGGTATTAAGTCAGTTCTTTTCTTAGGGGCGACATTAGTTATTTTAATAGCGGCATATAATTTAATTTTTCAATTAATAAATTGGAAATGGACTGCCAAAATCTTTGCAATTTTATTGATATTTATTGGTGGCTTTAGCTCTTATTTTGTAAACACATTGGGTGTCATTATTTCACCCGACCAAATTCAAAATATGGTGCAGACCGATGTTTCGGAATTTACCGATCTAATCTCTTTACGCTTTGTTTTATGGACAGTTTTTTTTGTTATTTTGCCCATTTTTTTAATTACTCAAGTTAAATTTAAACAAGAAAAAGCATCACGGTTGTTATTGAAGAAAGTATTCTCACTGGTAGCTTCATTTGCAGTGGTCGGTGTTTTACTTTTTACTTACTATGTCGATTTCGCTGCAATATTTCGTGAGCATCGTGATTTAAAAGGGATGATTTCACCGCAAAATAGTATTTCATCGCTTATGTCTTACTATCATAAGAAGGCTCCGAAGAAAAATCTGCCTCTTGTGATATATGGACAAGATGCTCATCAAGTTCAGCAAGTACAAAAGAACCTCCCTAAGTTAATGATACTTGTTGTAGGTGAAACGGCACGTGCCGAAAGTTTCTCTCTAAATGGGTATGCAAAAAATACGAATCCGGAGCTTTCTAAACAAGATATTTTCAACTTTTCGCAAGTGAGCTCATGCGGTACGGCGACAGCTGTTTCTGTGCCATGTATGTTCTCGGGTATGCCACGTGTAGATTATGATGAGCAATTAGCTAGTCACCGCGAAGGTTTATTAGATATTGCAAAACGTGCGGGTTACCAAGTGACTTGGATTGATAATAACTCGGGTTGTAAAGGTGCATGTGATCGCGTTGAACAATACCAGATTCCAGAAAACTTAAAGAAAAAATGGTGTAAAGATGGCGAATGTTATGATGACATTCTCATTGACAGCTTAAAGCAGTATTTGGCTACTATTGCCAAAGATGATGATCGTCCGCGTTTGATTGTTCTGCATCAAGTGGGTAGTCATGGACCTGCATATTACAAGCGTGCACCTGAGGCATATCAACCTTTTAAACCGACTTGTGATACTAATGCGATACAGGGCTGTTCGCAAACTGAATTGCTAAATAGTTATGATAATACAATTGTATATACAGACCATGTATTAAGCCAAAT